CGGCGAGGCCTGCGAGATGGAGTTCGCCTACGTCCTGCCCTCGGGCGAGAGCTTCACCTTCACGGTGCACGCCGTCTACCTGCCGCGCCCGCGGATCGAGATTTCCGGGCCGCAGGGCGTGCAGGCCACCTTTGACTGGCAGGCCGCCCGCGACAGTATCGTCGGCCGGATGTGCACCGCCACCCTCGTGAATGATGTGGAGACCTATTGATGCTGACGCTCGATCTGACGAACGCGCCGCACTGGCATGACCTCGCCCCCGGCGTCCGGGTGCAGCTGCGCCCGCTCACCACCGCGCTGATGGTGGTGACCCGGAGCGACCCCGCCGTCGAGGCGGTGCCCGACGAGGCCTCGGACGAGGAACGCGCACTCGCCTTCGCCAAGGCGCTGGCGCGGCGGGCGGTGCTCGCCTGGGAGGGTATCGGCGACGCTGACGGCAACCCGATTGATCCCAGCCCCGAGGCCATCGACGCGCTGCTCGAAGTCTGGCCGATCTTCGAAGCCTTCCAGCTGACCTATGTCTCGAAGGGCCTGCTGCTGGAGCAGGAAAAAAACGCCTCCGCGCTCTCGCCGAATGGTCCTTCGGCGGGGGCGACCGATATTGCGACGCCTGCCAAACGGCGTGCGAAGGCTGTCCGGCGCGACTGAACCGACCGCTGACCCTTGAGGGCTGGCAGGTCTGGGACCTCGTCGGCCGCCTCGGGGGACAGCTGCGCGTGCTGCCCGGCGCCGTCGTCGGTTGGGACCTGACCGCCGCGCTGGCGCTCGGTGATGCGCTCGGCGTGCCACCGCTCGCCATGGCCGAACTGCTGCCCGTCATCGAAGCGGTGATGGTCGCCAAACTCAACGAACAGATGGAACGCCCCAATGGCTGAAAAACGCGTCAGCGTCCGCCTTGCGGCGGTCGGTGGTCGGCAGGTGCGTGCCGAGCTGGAAGGCGTGGGCGAGGCCGGTGCCCGAGGTTTCGGACGGCTGAGCCGCGAGATGGAAGCCGCAAACGCCCGGCTCGCAGCCTTCTCGCGCCGGGTGCGTGTGGCCGCCGCAGCAGCCGTGGCAGCGGCCACCGCCGCTGGCGTGGCGATGATCCGCTCGGGCCTCCAGACCGTCGATGCCCAGGCCAAGCTCGCGCAGTCGCTCGGCACCACCGTCGCCTCGATCCAGACGCTGGAGCGCGCGGGCGAGCTGGCGGGCGTGTCCATGTCCGGCATCGAGCAGGCGACCAAGGATCTGACGCGCCGCCTTAGCCAGGCGGCCGCCGGAACCGGCCCGGCTGCCGATGCGCTGGACCGGCTGGGCCTTTCCGCCTCAGACCTGATCGCCCTGCCGCTGGACCAGCGCGTCGGCGCGATCAACGCTGCCATCGAGAACTTCGTGCCTGCCGCCGAGCGTGCAGCCGTTGCGGGGCAGCTCTTCGGCGAGGAAGGCTCCATCGCCATGTCGCGCATCGACACCGCGACGCTGCGGCAGGCGACCGAGGACGTCCACGCTTTCGGGGTCGTGGTCTCGGAACAGGATGCCGACCAGATCGAGCGTACCAACGATGCGATCTCCCGGCTCGGGCTGATCTGGCGGGGGCTCTCCAACCAGCTCGCGGTCGCCGCGGCCCCCGCACTGGAAGCTGTGGCGAACGCCATGGCTGCCATCGCCAGCCGCACCGGGTCGCTCGGCATCGCCATTCGCGGGCTCTTCGACAATATCGGCCGCCTGACCACCTATGCCGTGACCTTCGCGACCTTTCTCGCGGGCCGCTGGGTTGCCGGGCTGGCCGCTGCGACGCTGTCGGTCCGTGGGTTCGCCACCGCGCTCGTCGTGCTGCGCGGGGCGCTGATCCGCACCGGCATCGGTGCGCTGATCGTGGGTGTCGGCGAGTTGATCTATCAGCTGTCCCAATTCGTTGCCCGCGTGGGCGGGGTCGGCGAAGCCTTCCGGCTGCTCTCCGATCTCGCCTCCGAGGTCTGGTCGCGCGTCGGGCTAGCGCTCGATGCCGCGCTTGCCCGCATGACGGCCGGATGGGAGGAGCTGAAGGCCGCCGCGCTCTCGGCGCTCGACGGAACCGTCGCGGGCGTCGTGGGGTTTGGGGACCGCACCGTCGCGATCTTCCAGGGCGCCTATGACGGCGCTGTGGCGATCTGGGGCAGCCTGCCGGGGGCCATCGGCGATTTCGCCTACCAGGCGGCGAACGGGTTGATTGGCGGGGTCGAGGCGATGCTGAACGGCGTCGTCACCCGCATCAACAGCTTCATCGAGACGCTGAACGCCGCGCTGGCCCTGTTGCCGGAATGGGCGACCGGCGAAGGCGGCGTGCGGATCGGCACGCTCGACGCGGTGGACCTGAGCCGGATCGACAACCCGTTCGAGGGGGCTGCAACGGCGGCGGGTACCGCAGCAGCCGATGCGTTTTCGGCGGCGCTTGCCCGGACCTATATCGCACCGCCCGATCTCGGGCTCGGCGCCATGGCGGATGACGCGCGCGCGCGTGCCGATGCCTATCGCGAGGCCGCTGGCATGCTGACCGATGCCGCGACCCGGCCGCTTGCCGCCTGGCAGGCGCTGAAGGATGCCGTGACCGGGTCCGGCACGGAGGCCGAAACCGCGCTGACAGACGCTGCGACCTCTGTCGATGCACTGGCGGCCGGGCTCGGCGATACCGCAGCCGCTGCCAATGGCGCCGGAAGTGCTGCCCGCGACGCCGGTACCGCCGCGGGCGAAGGGGCGGAGCGTGCGCTGACCGGATGGCAGGCGGTGACGGCGGCGCTCTCGGACTATGCCAGCCGGGCGCGGGAGATCGGCGGCGATATCGGCCAGAGCCTCGTCAGCGCCTTCCAGTCGGCCGAGGACGCGGTCGGTGAGTTTGTGAAGACCGGCAAGCTGAACTTCCGCGACCTTGTGACCTCGCTCATCGCCGATCTGGCGAAACTGGCGGCGCGGCGGTTCATCCTCGGCCCTATCGCCAACGCGCTCTCGGGCGCGCTCGGTGGCGCGGGCGGGATCTTCGCCAACATCCTGCATGCGGGCGGCATGGTCGGATCGTCCGGCCCTTCGCGCATGGTCCCGGCCATGGCCTTCGCCGCCGCGCCCCGGATGCATTCTGGCGGCGCTGTCGGCCTTCGCCATGACGAGGTGCCTGCAATCCTGCAACGGGGCGAGCGGGTGCTCTCGCGCCGGGAGGCGCAGAGCTACGGCGCGGAAGGCGGGGTCAACGTCACCATCATGGCCCGCGACGCCGAGAGCTTCCGGCAATCCCGCACGCAGGTCGCGGCGGATATCGCCCGGGCCGTCTCGCTGGGACGGAGGGGCATGTGATGGCGTTCCATGAGGTCCGGTTTCCCGACAACATCAGCCGAGGTGCGCGTGGCGGGCCAGAGCGGCGCACCCAGATCGTCGAGCTGGCATCGGGTGACGAGGAGCGTAACGCCAGCTGGGCCAATTCGCGCCGCCGCTACGATGTTGCCTACGGCATCCGCCGGGCCGACGATCTGGCGGCGGTCGTCGCCTTCTTCGAGGCGCGCAATAGCCGCCTCCATGGCTTCCGCTTCAAGGACTGGGGTGATCACAAATCTTGCCTGCCCTCGGAGACACCCGCACCGACCGATCAGGTGATTTTCACCGGCGATGGCGCGACGACCGCGTTCCAATTGGTGAAGCTCTACGCCTCGGGCAGCCAGTCGTGGACGCGGACCATCACCAAGCCGGTGACGGGCTCGGTCACCATCGCTCTGAACGGTGCGCCGCTGGCCTCCGGCTGGTCCGTCGATACCACGACCGGCGTCATCACCTTGACCACCGCGCCGGGTTCCGGCGTCGCGATCACCGCGGGCTTCGAGTTCGATGTCCCGGTCCGCTTCGACACCGACGTTCTCGACGTGACGCTCGACCTCGAACGGCTGGGCTCGATCACCTCCATCCCGCTTCTGGAGATCCGACGATGAATGATGAAACCGGATTTCTGGCGGCGGTGCTGAAGGAACTGCTCGCCTCCACGGCGGTGATCCTTGCCGCCTGGGGCGCGCTCGGGGGCGCGACCAACGCGCTGACGACAAAAATGCGGCTGCGCGACGCGCTGCGCCACCTCCTGCTCGGCGGTCTGATCGCGGCCGGGATGGGGAGCCTGTCGATGGCGATCATCACCCGCTGGCTCGGCCTGCCGCCCGAGGCGATCCCGGCCGGGGGCGCGGCCGGATCGGCCGCCTATCTGGTGGGCGTCTTCGGACCGGCCTTCATCGAGGTGCTGCTCGCCCGCCTGCGCCATGCCGGGAAAGGCGATGGCGATGCATGACCTTCTCCGCCTCGCGCGCTCCCTTCGCTGCGACCCATCCGATCCCGGCCAGGCCTTCCGCCACCGTCTGGGTGTCGGCATCGCCATCGCCGCGCTGATCCTGATCCTCTCGCTTCTGGGGTGACTTCCATGCAGATGACCGACCGGGGGCTGCTGGCCCTCGTCCGGCACGAAGGCATCGTGCCCGGACCCTACCGTGATGTGAAACAGGTCTGGACCTTCGGCATCGGCCACACCGCCGCCGCCGGGGAACCCGATCCGGTAGCGATGCCGCGCGGAATGCCCGCCGATCTCGATGCCGGGATCCGCGAGGCGTTCCGGGATTTCCGGTCCGACCTCGCGCGCTACGAGGCCGCCGTCCTGCGCGCCGTGAAGGTGCCGCTCGAACCCTACGAGTTCGATGCGCTGGTCTCGTTTCACTATAACACAGGCGGCATCGCCAAGGCGGCGCTCACCCGGCACCTGAATGCTGGGAACCGGGCTGCGGCGGCAGCGGCTTTCATGGGCTGGCTCAGACCCGCCGCGATCCGCCCGCGCCGGGAGGCCGAGCGCGATCTCTTCGCAACGGGCCGCTATCCCGCCGGTACCATC